ATAGCTAATTTATGGACCGCTTGGTTATGTAGTGCAGGATTTTCATTCTTAGGATCATTGTCAATATCCATATATCGCTGAATAAGATCCTCACCATCTAGTACCTCTTCCTTGTACCTAAGTGGAATAGCCTCTACATCTTCAATTAATTTATCTAAGCCAACTTCCTTAAATCTTTTTCTATCAGGATCAACTTCATCTGCAAGTTTTATCAAATGAGACATATTGTACTGTGCCCCATTATTTCTCCAAGTTGCATACCATCTAGCAGCACATGGGTCTGAATCACTATCCCAACAATGTTCATAATCAGGATCACGCTTACTCCACTCTCTCCATAAGTTAAGACCCTCTTCACCTGGCAATTCATTGTTAATCATTGCCCCTATTTCCCACCAATATCGCTCACTATTTGGTCCTGTATATTTGATGACGCTCAAGCAACCACTAACAATAGCTACTCTTTCTTCCTTGGTTCGTTTGCTCCATCTATTATCAACATATTTAACATCAACGTCTTGGTGTTTCTTCTTATATTGGTCTTTCATACGAGACAGCAGCCATTCTGGTGCTTCTGGTACGCTAAATAAATCGCCTTCTAACTTATATTTACCTTTACCAATTTTTTCTTTGTAATATTCTCCAGCTACAACACCCTGTCCACCCCACAACACTTCCCAACCTTCGTGTCCAGCAGCAGTATGACTGATAGATTCTAGTTCCGACCATAGCTCCTGTGGAACTTTAAACAAAAACTTTGCAGCGTTCTTTTTAAGCGAAGTAACCTTTGGTGCTTTTTTAAGATCTTTGCCCCATTTCTTTTCAATAGCACCTAAATTTTTATCAACATCAAAAATTACAAGACCGTCTGATCTAGGCCCAGTAAACACTCCTATTGCCTTATATGTTTCTGGTTGTTTTTCAATCATCAACGCAGAATCATTTACATTAAGTTTTAATCTCCACGCTTTTCCGTATGGTACTTTTCCATCAGAATATACATCTGGTTTAGATTTATCTCTCTTTGGTAATAAAACACCCTCGGCATATACTGGACAAGTTAACCATGTCAATGGCATTTCAGGAATGAAATTTATGTTACTCATGTGTTACAATACCTACTGTATGCTATATGTTGAAACCCTGAAGGAACTCCACCCTTTAGGGTTTTTCTATTATATATCATTGACATCGATTTGTCTATGTACTACAATAATAATGCAACTTAGGCTTTCATAGCCAACACGCATTATGCCTTTTATTTCTACTATTGCTAGAGAAGATGCTGCTTCTACAAGTAGTACAAAAGATGATTATTTGAACCCCACAAATGTCAAAAGCGGATCAAAAGTTCGTTTCACCTTACTAGATGAAGAGCCATTCATGTTCTACGAATTGTGGGGGCATGAAGTTAACGATCCTGAAAGACGCAAGCCTTTCCGTTTTGCTGAAGAACCAACACCAGAGGACATTGAGCAAAAACTCGGTGACGACTATGTTAGATCACTCAGCAGAGATGGCAAAGCTCCTGAATCTTGCAGGATAGGACACGCAGTTCCCGTATACAATTACGACCTGGAACGAGTACAAGTTCTTTCATGGACACAGAAAACCATTACTCAACAATTTGATGTAATAAGTCAGCTAGAGGATTATGCCGACTCTATGACTGAATGTGATTTCTACCTGTCTCGTGAAGGACAAGGCACAGACACAAAGTACACTGTGCAAGCTGCACCTAAAAAGAAAGCTATGGTTAAAGCTGTAGAAGAAGCTTGGGATGCAGAGAAAGAGTTTGATCTTAAAAGACTACTCAAAGGTGGTAATCCTTTCAAGGAAGAAGAGTAAACGCCATTCATAGGGGGTCAAAACTGACCCTCTTTTTAATGCTTAATAATTTGTAACAAGCCAAAAACTAATTAATTTGCGGTTGCTTGCGGTTGCTAATGTACTGTTTTATACGCATTTGTAAGCTACAACACTACTAAACACAGTGTATTGTACGTTTAACTATTAATGATAGTTTACTACACCAATAAATCTGCTATATTTATTTCAAACCTCGCTTTATATGTCTGACTCCCAATACTACGACGCCAACTTTCACTACAATCACATTCAAAGATGCTTACCAATAATAGGTAAGTGGGTAAAATCCAAGTGGATGGAGGAATATGGTATTGAACCACGCACGGGACCTCACCAAATGGTATCCAAAGATGGCAAGTTGCATAATTGCGAGGTCTTTTATTACCCCGACACCTGGCTAAAGAAACTATTTGAGGTATATTAATAATGGGATCGTGTATTTATTCATCAAACATGGGTACGCTAGACAAACAAAACGCACTAGCTTCCCTGGCTAAATGGAGCTTAGTTCAAGATAATAGTGGACCGTACAGAGTTTATCGTGATGGTGACGACAACATATACCACTCAGTTACCCATATTTTAAAAGAAACCGCACCCCAACATACAAAAGATGCCCTTGAAAACTGGCTTAAAAGGTCCGATTCTCCTTTGGAACGTGATATTGCTTGCGAAAGAGGCAAGCTTGCACACAGCCACGCAGAATTTATTCTCAAACTTGCAGCAAAATTTGCAAGACAAAATGCAAACAAAAGAGACATATGGAGGACTGGATCGGATGGACTGGAACGCTGTCCAAAAAAAGTCACGCAATGGGGCTTACAAAAAGCAGCTGAATCCGCACCGCGTGTTAGCTGGAGTGCGTCAGGCTACGCCAGAGGTTTACGATCATTCATACTGGATCGTGTAACGGCCATTCATGCAGTCGAGTTCTCCGTGTACAAACCAGGATACGGATTTGCTGGCACAGCAGACGCTTTATTGGATATTGATGGAGATGGCCCATTCATAGTGGACTGGAAAACTGCCAAAGAAGTTCGCTCAGATGACATGATTGAGCAATTTTGCCATCAACTTGGAGCGTATAGTTTAGGTTTACAGCATCTCACAGGCATAAAACCAAAATACGGAGCAGTCGTAGTAGCTCGTAGGAGTGGCAAACCACAAATAAAACTCCTCAACAACTTAGAATTGCGAGGAGCAGAAACAATATTTTTAGATAGAGTGGATCGTTACTTCAAAAACCTAGATAATTTAGCTGTTGTATAAATCATTAGATAATTTACTGTAAACATTATCAAAATGTTTTCTATCTGTTTTTGTAAAACAATCATCATTTATGTAGTCCATCATATAAATGAATACATCTTGAATTAATCGTTTTTCTCTTTTTGTTAATGGATCGTTAGTCAAGTGGCTCACCCCCAATTTTTTCATAGCAATCACAGCATAAAGCGGTGTATCCTTTTAAATCGTGGTCACAATCCCACTTAAATTCATCAGTATCCCAAGTGTTTTTGATAATTTCACACTTATTACAAGTGTTTAATTCATTATCTTCATTTTGTAAAAAATTCAACTCAATAGGTGTTAAATCTTTTATGAAGCGATCAATTAAATCATTTTCAGAAATTTCAGGTGTATCAGGATATATACCCGCATCTTCCAAATCCTGGATCGCATCATCTTCACGCTGGCTGTCCAGTGCGAATTGGTGGTTGTGCATGAATGAATCCATCAGATTGGCTCCGTAATTTTGTTAATAAGTTTTTGTATTTCGAGGTATGACTCGTCATTAACCTCATGGTTCGTTTGTAATTCGTACAATCCACTAAGAATTGTATCGGTTTCAGATTCGTTGAAAATCATAATTTTTTAAATCGGGTGGATAATTTTGACCATATCTGGATTGTTTGCAGAAATCGGTCATCATCTTTTTCTACTAATTTGTAGTTTTGTGCTATATCCCACACTTGGTCGAGAACTTTTTTGTTCTTATCTATTCGTGTTGGATCGCCTGACTTTTCTTGTTCCCATTCATATTCCCTAAGAGAATCAGCATAATACCTGTAAGCAGTACTTTCGGGTATCTTGTGATCTACTACAAGAATGTCAACAATATCTTTTCTTTGTAGCTGCTCTTCTGGTTTTTTATCTTCATTAGAAACAAGTAACTTCTGGATAAAGTCAGTTGCCTTCTTTTTGTCCATTGAAATTAGCGTATTCAGTAAAGGTGGCTTCAAACGCATTAAACAGTATGGTTTGATTATCTGGATCGGCCTGTGAATAGCAAAAAGCGAGGGAAGCTATAAAGCTACCCCCGAATCTATCCATGTTGTCCAGTGCGGTATAAATCTGTTGTTTGTTCATAAGTAACCACACCCCTCTTCGCCTTCTAATTCATAAAACCAGTTGACGGAAATGTACGAACCATTGCTATAAGACTCTTCAGAGTTATTTTCATATCTGGATCGTAATTCTTCACAGATTTCTTCTGGAGGACACCACGCAGTTTCAAAAGTAACCTCAAGGAAGTCTGTATCATCTTGTGTGATTTTTACTTCACAGGCTGGCCACTTCGTACCCCAGTGTTTCAGTCTCCAGTCATACCATCTATCGTCTTGTTGACCAGTAGAGGCAAATCTTGAGCAATCCCATTTTTTATTTGGATCGGGTGGGGTAGGCAGTTCTCCTAATTCTCCTCTAGGGTGAACAATACCAGTTACATATTCTTCAGAAAGTGGGAGTACTTTCCAGTCTGGTTCGGGTATTAGAGCATTAAAAGGATTTTCACCTTCAAAAAGTTCTTTAACTTCTTGTATTGTTTTAGAGTCGTCACCTTTGACTCGGACTCGGTTGTATGTCCAATTTGGCATAAGTTACACCTCAGTAATTAATTGTGGATTAGTGAACTCTTTTATTGTAGTACATTATATGCTTTTTTGCAAAAAATTTTTCTCACTTTTTATTTTTACTGATAATTCTGAGAATTTGAAAATCGGCCATTCATAGGAGCTATTTTGTTGGATCGTGTTCTTTTTATTTTTTGAAGATTTTGGCCAAAAATCGAGTTATTTTCAAGAATCCGTGCGAAATCGTGCGAAATCTGACCCCACGCAGTGGACACCACGAAAAAACTAAAAGACGCACAGTGGATTGTATGAGTAAAAATACCTAGTCAAAAATGCTAGTAATTCAAGATAATTGATAGGGAAAAATAGTCAATATAGGTTTACTTTTATCTATTTATAATGTAATATTCTATTAGCACTATATAGTGCTAATTTTCAATTACACCCAAAAATTAAAATGAACAATCAAATTGAACTTTTCAAAAATCAATTAGAAAATACTATCAATATGGATAGTCAACAATTTTCTAACAACATCAACAACCAACTAACTGCGGAAAAGTTAGGTTATCAAAACTCATCTAATGAGACTATTTTTAAAGGGTCAAAATTTATTGATGATACTTTTAAAAATGATTTAGATATTATATGGAAACAAAACGGGCTAGATTTTGAAGCGGTAAAAGCACCTCTATTTTATAAAGGTGTAAACGGTGAGTTAATAGAGGTTAAGGATCACCAAGCAATTATTAATAATAAGAATAATAATTTATTGAATATTCCAAAATTACAATATACTACTTTACAATTATCCACTATTAAAAAATTAATTAGTGAAATAAGAGGGAATACAACTATTGAATCAATAATGAATGTTGACGATAAAAGATTCGTTTTTAATCTTGCTGTTGATAATGCAATACAAGATGTAAAACAAGACGACCCGCACAAATTAAGGTTAGTAATTGTTTCTAGTCACGATTCTAGTGTTAGTTGTCACATATCATTTATACATTTTAGAATGTTTTGTTTTAATCAAATGAATAAATTAAAACAGTCAAATCCTTTAGTTTTTAAACATACAAAATCTATTAATGATAATGTAGCTAGAATTAATCAAATTATTGATTTCAATAAAGGTGAGTTTACAAAGTCAATAGAAGATTACAAGTTAATGGTACGCAAAGAGATAACAGACAACCAAGTTAAAGAAGTTTTAGAAAGATTATATTTTGATAAATGGAATAACAAAAAAGTGTGTATTGATAGAACACTTAAGCAAGAAAGAGATAAGACATATTTAGATTTAGTAGAGGTTAAACAGATTAAAGAGAATTTAGAAAAGGAATTCCAATTAAACGGTAGGACAGCCTACAGCCTACACAATGGAATTAATTATTATTATTCTCATCAGATGGGTGCAAGTAACATAAAAGACGAATCGGAAAAGGCAAGAATAAGAATGGAACAGAACTATTACGGTAAAAACTCAGCAATTATAGATAGATCTAAAGAATTATGTATGTCTTTATGATTTAGATTATCAATTCACACTATACACCCCGCCAAAAGCGGGGTTTTTTATTGGCCGAATCTCAAATGAGACTAACTGAGAATCCTATATTTTTAAATGTGTTTATGTGTATTTGTATTGTAGTAGTTTTTAAATTATATGATTATTAACTTAAGATTTCAAAAGTATTGCAAACACTAGGTTTTTTGATTGCTAATCTCATTAATCTTATTACTATTTAGTGTGTTTTATTGCTTATATTGTATTAGCTTATATTAAAAAGTACGATATAATAAGGGTAGGCAATAGCCTATTTTAAATTTTACCCACAAATTAATTATGTCAACAAGATCAGTTATCGGAATTTTAAATGAAGATGCAACAGTCACTTCTATTTATTCTCATTATGACGGATACCCCGAACACAACGGATACTTTTTAAAAAAGTATTTTGACACCACCGAAAAAGTACAAAATTTAATATCAAATGGTGATATCTCAAGTCTAGTAAGTAACCAAAATTGGAATAGGGAAAAACACCCTATGATTAATAATAAACAAGTATTAAAAACTTTGTATTATGTGGATCGACCCGAAGCGTGGGAAACTATCAAACCACAAAAACACAACAACCAAACAGAATTCTTTAGTCGTGATTGTTGTGATGAATTTAAGTATTTATTTATTCCACCAGTTGGAGCTTGGAATTATTTAAGCAAGGGATTTTGGAAATGTTACGACACAACCAACCCAAAACAAGGTTGTCCAAGTGTAAAAATACCTGATACTTCAAATTATTTTGATGACACAAAACAATTATTTGTTTATGGATTTTCTAAAGTATCAAGAATTAAGGAACTTGCATAATGACTGACTTATTAAAATACATCAATTCAGGTAATGCCGAAAATGATAATGCAATTAAAGAGTGGATTAACAACAGGCCAAAAGGTTTTACAGTTGATTTTGCTAAAGATTGTAGCAGACATGGCAACCCTGACCAATACAAAGTAGTTCTTACAAGATACTACAAAGTCAATAAAGTTAAGAGTTTTTAAAGTGTTTTTATTCTCTTAGCTCATAGCAACCCCACAAACACAAAACAATGTACAACCAAAACAGCCACCGAACCGCAACAGCTACCACGCAACGCAAAAAACAATTAATTGCACTGACTTTGTTTTTATTTTCTTTTTTGTTTGCTAGTTGGTACGCACCCGAACACATAAACGGCTACCCCACCCCACCCGCAAATGTGAGATAATCCACGCCCGCACACAATACACCACGCCCGCCCCGTGCGGGTTTTTTATTGTTTGTTGGTTACTCTATCCACTGCACCCCACCAATGCCCCACGCACCGAACACCACACGCACAGGCCACCGCACCCGCAAGCCACCGCAGGGGCAGGGTAGCAAAAATTTTATTACCTATTAGAAGAGCCCCGAACCTACTGATAAATCTACAAATTAAGACTATTTTTTCTTTCCTTCTACGCTTATAGAAAGCTGTGGAGTGTTTAGATTGATTGTTTCTTCGCTTTCCCCTAGCACCTTACCTAACGAATCCAATATCTGAGCAGCAGTCTGAAGCTGACCCCTCTTCATCGCCTTGTTAAAAAGCCTCATCCTCATCCCCTGGAGTCGTGCCACCATCTTTTCTCTATCCTTTTCCCAATCTTCATCGTTCCATTCCTTTACCTTACCCCAATCTCTCCACGCTGTATCCACCCCAATGTTCTCTTTGGTTGCGTGATCGAGCACCAACTGTCTAGTGGTCAAGCCTTCAAGCTGACGACTGTACAATCTTTGCCTCCTCGCTTCAATAACTGAATCTGGATTTCTCTTTCCACAGACCTTACCACCCAACGGAGCGTTTGGACTGTCTACATCTGGTCGATAGTATGCTTGAGCCACGGACTAAATAAATACTAATACTTGAATAATAACCCTAAAAACACTGTTTAGTCGACCAAAACAAGGAAATTTGTTCATATTTGGGCTATTCTTTACTACATGAGCACAAAAACAGACGAAAAATTATCACTTAGATGGGCACAGGGGGAGGTGTTCAACGCAAAAAACCGATTTAGAGTCCTGGTAGCTGGTAGAAGATTCGGAAAATCCTATTTATCCTGTATCGAACTCCTAAAAGCAGCAATAGACCGCCCTGGCGAAACCTACTTCTACTGTGCCCCAACCTACCGCATGGCAAAAGACATCGCCTGGAAAGAAATAAAGAAACTAATTCCACGAGAATGGATAGCCTCCAAAAACGAAACCGACCTCAAAATCGAACTAATTAATGGATCGCTAATCGAACTAAAAGGCACAGAAAACGCAACAACTCTGCGTGGCCGAAGCCTAGCTGGAGTAGTACTTGACGAAGCAGCCTTCATGGATTCCGATGTCTGGTTCCAAGTAATCAGACCAGCCCTCGCAGACAAACAAGGTTGGGCACTCTTCATCTCTACGCCAGATGGCACAGCATCTTGGTTCTACGATTTATGGTGCTACGTTCCAGAAGATGAAACAGGTGACTGGAAACGCTGGAGCTTCACAACAATAGACGGGGGTAATGTTCCAGAAGAAGAAGTCGAAGCAGCCAAAGCCCAACTAGATAGCAGAACATTTAAGCAAGAGTTCGAGGCAAGTTTTGAAAATCTCACGGGTCTCGTTGCAGTCTCTTTTTCAGATTCCAACATTTCTACCGAAGCGGAGGACATATCCATCGCCCCACTCTTACTAGGAGTTGATTTCAACGTAGATCCACTTTGCGGAATCTGTGCTGTCCGCTACCGAGACATCCTCTACGTTTTTGACGAAATAATTATGACGGGTGGTGCAACAACCTGGGATTTTGCAGAAGAAGTAACTCACCGATATGGAGTCGAAAGAAGAATCATTGCTTGCCCAGACCCAACGGGTGCCGCCAGAAAAACATCAGGAGTAGGCTCAACGGACCACACTATCCTACGCAGAAGTGGATTTACAGTATCCTCCCCACGCTCACCCTGGAAAATACGAGATAAAATCACATCAGTAAACACCGCACTGTATGATGCAGCAGGAGAAAGACGAACTTTAATCCACCCACGCTGCAAAGAATTAATAAAATCCCTCCGAACCCTGACTTATGCCCCAAATACAGGTATGCCAAACAAAAACCTTGGAGTTGACCACGCATTTGACGCTTTCGGATACCTCTGTCTCCAGCAATTTAACCTTGCCAAACCAGAGACATTAGGCCAAACTTCGTTTAGAATATACTAAGAAACCTAATTCTTATCATGTATCATTCTACAACTAAGAAAAAGAAGAAGAAAAAGAAGGGAGGTAAAAAACGTGGCGAATGTTCCTGTAAATAAAGCGTTATACTCTAGGGTAAAGTCAGAAGCTAAACGCAAATTTGCTGTTTATCCTTCTGCCTACGCTAACGCATGGCTTGTACGAGAGTACAAAAAGCGTGGTGGTACTTATCGCACGGGAACTAAAAAACGTGGCAAGAAGTAGTGGTGGTCTGACCCGTTGGTTCAAAGAAAAATGGGTAGATGTAAAAACTGGTAAACCCTGTGGTCGTTCAAAAGGCGAAAAACGAGGCTATCCAGCTTGTAGACCAAGTAAGCGTGTCTCAAGTAAGACACCTAAGACTACTGGAGAGATGTCATCAGCCGAAAAAGCAAGATTTAAGCGTGAAAAAACTGGTAGTGCTAAGATAAAGTATCAACATAGACGTAAAAAATCCACCAAAGGGAGCAAAAAATGACTGAAATCACAGATGAAATGCTCGACATCATCGAAAAAGTCAAAGGAAAGCGAAATCCTGCCCTTTGGGATCCCCGATGTGAACAATATCTAGCAAAAAACAAGAAAGGTACTGTAAAAAAGTCAACTACAAGTTAAACTATTTATAAATACTCTTTTTTCTTAGAATAATGGCATTTTTTCGTGGAGAAGAAGGCTCCGTAAAATTTAAAAACGGATCTGGAACTACAGAAGCTATCGTGTCTACTACTGGTTGGACATTAGATACAACAAAAGACACACTAGATGTAACTGCTCATGGAGCAACATCAAGATCATTTGTTGGTGGATTAATTTCTGGATCAGGTACTATTGACTTTCTTTACACAGCAGCTAGTGGTAATGAAACCGCAAACTTATTAGCTGATGTTTTAACAACAGAAGATGCTGGTGACGCACAGTTTCAATTATTTTTAGATACTTCTGGAAGTAAAAGTGTAAGTTTTTCTGGAATTGTTACAGGAACAAGCCTATCAGCAACAACAGGCGATTTAGAAACAGTTAGCGTTAGCTTTATTACTTCTGGTGCTATCACCAACGCTGCATAGTGAAACTTACTCCTCGCCAAAAAACTTTACTGAGCAAACACTCTGAGCATCATAGTGCGAAACACATGGAGTTTATGAAAAGGCGAATGAGAGCAGGAGATACTTTTACTCAAGCCCATAAAAAGGCACAAGCAAAGGTAGGTAAATAATGGCAAGAAAAGGAGTCAGCTTATCAGTAGGTCGAGGCGAAAAGTCCAAAAAAGGTGGACTTACCGCAAAAGGCCGTGCAAAATACAACCGTGCCACAGGCAGTAACCTAAAAGCACCAGTAACAGAAAAGAATCCCACAGGTAAAAGAGCAGCAAGAAGAAAGAGTTTTTGTGCTCGTATGAAAGGAGTTAAAGGTCCAATGAAAGATAGTAAAGGCCGACCCACTAGAAAAGCGTTAGCATTAAAACGATGGAGGTGTTGAAATGACTTATGCTGTTCCTGGTCCAATAAGAACCAATATTGTCTCATCTACTTCTGTAGGTGGGATAGACAGCCCTTTTACTCGCACGAGGGCTGTCCTAGACATGATGAAAGGTTGGGAAATAATGAAAGCTGTAACCGAAGGCACTGATTATCTACGAACAAATAGCGAAGCATTTTTACCTTTAGAACCAAGAGAAGATTACGAAGCCTACCTCGCCAGAGTAAACCGAGCAGTATTTAGCCCGTTTACCCAAAGATTAATACGGGCAGCAGCAGGATTAGTACTTCGTAAGCCAATAACATTAACAGGCGACCCATACTGGACAGAAATGTTCAAGGCAGATGTAGACGGCTGCAAATCAGACTTAGACGAGTATGCAAGAAGAATACTAATGTGCTCTCTCACATATGGTCAAAGTCACATACTTGTAGATTATCCTGCACCATCAGGAGCAGTTAGCCTTGCCGAAGAACGTCAACAAAACCGCAGACCATACTGGATCGAAGTAGACCCAACAAATCTCTACGGCTGGCGACTAGATAGAGAATCAAACTACGGAAACTTGATACAAGTGAGAATAGGCGAAAAAGCTGTTTTACCAGATGGACAGTTTGGCGAAAAAGTATTTGACCAGATCAGAGTAATCGAACCAGGAAAATACAGAGTATTCCGTAAAAAAGAACAAATAGAGGAAATGTATGACGTTGCAGACAACAGCGTTACTGGCGATTTTGAAATGGGTTCAGCAGACAAAGATTACAGACAAGTAGAATCTGGCAGTTTTTCCCTTGGTGAAATACCATTAGTAACAATTTATTCTGGAAAAACAGATAATTTAGTTAGCAAACCACCTCTTTTGGACATTGCATACCTAAATCTTGCACATTTCCAAAGACAAGCTGATCTAATTCATAGTTTGCACGTTGCTTCACAACCATTATTAGTAATGGAAGGTTATGACGATCAGACCAAAGACCTAGCTATATCTGTAAATTACGCAATGGCAACTCAACCTGGCAACAAAATCTACTATGTAGAGCCAGCTTCCAGTGCTTTTGATGCACAATCAGCAGAAATAAAAGAGTTACAGATGCAGATGGCAACGCTCGGAATCAGTACACTATCACAACAGAAATTTGTAGCTGAATCAGCAGATGCTCGCAGACTAGATCGTGTAGATACAAACTCGATGCTTGCAATGGTTTCTATGGAACTAGAGCAAAAGCTACAAAAAGCCTTCAATCTTTCAGCAGAATATGTTGGAATCGAACCACCTGAAGTAAAAATAAGTAGAGATTTTGATATTGAAAGGCTAATTGGACAAGATATTACAGCTTTAACATCATTATTCGATCAACAAGTCATTGATAGAGAGGAATTTAGGGATATTTTGGTACAAGGTGAAGTTTTACCAACAGCAAATGAGGCCAAACCCGAATAGTTTGCTACAATAATAGATAAGTACATAAAACTTATGGCTGGATCAATAGATCATGTTCTGCAACCTGACGGAACTTATAAATGGGAAGTAGTAGAACCTAAGACTGAAGCACAAAAAACTGCTGAAGCTTCTCCTTCTCCTGCACCAAAAGCAACCAAAAAGAAAGTTGCTAAAAAGAAAACTGACAGTCCTTTATCTGAATAATTAATGGAACCAGAAGAAAAAGTAATTCAGCCTGAGTCTGTGACCAGTGCTGAACAGTCTGTGACTGACACTCCTTCACAACCACAAGCTCCAAATCTTGATAGTATCAAGAAGCAATATGAAGCACAGGTAGCTGCTGCTAAGAAAGAAGCTATTGAAGCACAGGAAAAATTTAAAGGCATCAAGGGTAAACTTGATGAAGTCTACAAACAAAAAGAAGAAAAACGTACCAGAGATTTAGAAGAACAGGGTCAATGGAAAACCCTTTGGGAAGAAGCCAATAAAACTGCACAGGACAAAGATCAGCAGATAATAAGTCTTACTCAGCAACTTGAAGAGATGAAAAACTCTCACGAAACAGCTTCTACAAAGACAACAGCACTAGCAGCTATCAGCAATCAAGGAGTTATAAACGCAGAGCAGATGCTTTCTTTGTTACAAAACAAGTTACAAAAGAACGCTGAAGGAAAAGTTGTTGTCCTAAATGGTGGTGTAGAGCAGGATCTCAATTCGTATCTTACGAGTCTCAAAAACCCTGGTAGTGGTTACGAGCATCATTTCAAACCAAGTTCTGCTGCTGGTATGGGTGCAAAACCAAGCCCCGTAGCAAATGCTGGTGGAGGACCCGTAAACCCTTGGAAAACGGGCAATCTCACACAACAAATGCTACTATTAGAACAAGATCCTCAAATGGCAGCAGTGCTGAAACAAGAGGCTCAAAAATAGTTAGTTTCTGTGAAACTAATCCCCTTGTCTGTGACTAGGGTATCGCAAAAGTTAAAAAGGTAATCTGAATGGCTGCTCCGTTTCAGAATTATTCTGGCGGTGTCCTATTAGCGGACATCGTAAAGAGAAATAATCTCAGCACATACGTTTCCGA